GCCCTGCGAATGATACCCCAACACGCTTTCGCACTCAAAAAGTATTTGTCCGGCACGTCCATTTCCAAAATCATTGACAAGGTAGATACGTTTTCTACGTTGGGGCACTCCCCAAAATTGAGCGTCAAGCAATCGCCATGCGGTACACTGAACGTCCCCCCCTGGTCCCTCATTTCCAACCATTCCGGCGGTTGCCCATTTCCCACTTTTAGGCATTGAAATGTTGCTCTGTGTGATTTCTTCCAGGACCCGGCGGAAGTCCTCGCCTTTATTGCTTGAAAAAGCCCCGGCCACATTTTCCCAAATGATATATTTTGGATATTGTCCATTTGTCTTTTCCCTCATTTCCCTGGTTATTCTCACGGCTTCCATGAATAGGCCGGAACGGGAACCGTCAAGCCCCGTCTGTTTTCCGGCAACGCTCAAATCCTGGCAAGGGCTTCCAAAACTGATAATATCCACAACGGGGATTTTTGCCCCGTCTATCTGCGTAATGTCTCCCAGTTGTAGGGCTTCCGGGAAGTGCCGCTTTGCTATGTCTATACAATCCGGCTCTATCTCGCTTACCCATACCGTTTTGATACCCTGCCGCCTGGCCGCCAATGGGAACCCGGCTATTCCGTCAAAAAGACTTCCCAGTGTCATTTCTGCCGTGTTTTTCATAGCCATATCCTCTTTCCATATTCCGGCGTAAATTCCGGTATTGTATTTTTCTCCTGCTTCCCGGTTTCCGCTTCACTGTAATATTTCTGTTTCTCCTGCCTGGAAAAGAAAACGGTCCTTGTTGGTATTCCGGCGGCGTCCAGTTTCGCCTTTATTTCCCGTGTCTCTTCTCTATAAAACCGCTCCATGTGGTCCGCTACTGGTTTGGTGTAATCTAAGGGCGGTTTTGATACATTCAATAAAGCCCGTAATATTTCCGCCGTGGTTCTTCCGCTCCGTCTATATGTTGTGTTGGCAATAAATGTTTTCTGCCAAATAAACAGTTTAAAGCCCAGGGCTTTTTCTACTGCCGCAAATGTCTTTTCCAGTTCCGGGGAAAAGTTTGTTGGTGCATAAATCCATTCCGGTATTTTTTTCATGTTAAGTTCCTCGCTTTCTAAATTCATTACCCTGGTATAAGTGCGGAATATTCCGTTTTAAACCCGGCTATTTCTTTCCCTCTCATAATCGGAATTACTGCCACCTGGTATTTGATACCCGTTACCATGTCCCATGACCGTGTATTTTCCTCTAATTCCTTGTTGATTTTCTCCGCCAATCCGCCCGGCGTTTCGTCTCTTAAAATTTTCACAATGCACTTGCTCATATTAAAGCCCTCACCCCTTTTTCTATCAGTCCACCAATTCTTCCGTTTGGATTATTTTTATAATTGAGACTTTCGGCGTAAAGCAATTTGTCACATAGCCGCTTCCCTCTGTAATCTTGTTTTCCAATGCTTCCGCAAAGAGTTTAGCGTTATGCTCTGCTGAAAATCTCCCGGCCACATACTCTTCTATGCGTCCGCTGCTTACCTGGGTTTCTTCCCCGTCCTCGTCATAATCACAAAACGGGATTTCCTGGGTAACACGCACCTGGTAAAGTGTTCTTTGCTTCATGTTAAGTTCCTCGCTTTCCTGCCCTGCTGCCGGGCGGCGTTTATAACGCTTTCTGTGCTATTTCTGCACGGTAAGGCTCTCCGCCACGCTTCAATTCATTGTAGATAGTGGCCCGGTGTACTCCCACCGCCTGGGCAATCTCTGTAACCTTTGCCCCGGATTTCTTCATACTCTCAATCCGCTGCCTATCTGCATAATTAAGCCGCTTCGCTCCTTTTCTCATGTCCAACCACCTTTCTTTCTGTTTTCTTCGCAATAAAAAAAGAGTGCCACAAGAGTTTCATTCTCTTGTTACACTCTTTGATTTTCTGTATAAAAAATCAAATGCGATAGAGTATTAACCCTTGTCGCATTTGATTTTACAACTTAGCCAATTTTGTAATAAATTCCCAATATTTTCTTTCATTTATCTCTATTTATAAGGGAATTCCCTATATTTTTTGTGCAAATTCAATAATACTATATTTACTTTTTATATGGGCTGTGCTATTCTTATGCTGTTGTCGGGAAGATCGACAGCACAGCTGTTAGAAAAGTGATTTTTGGAGGTATGTATTATGAACAAAGGTACCGTAAAGTGGTTTAACAATCAGAAGGGTTATGGCTTCATCTCTGATGAATCCGGCAAGGATGTATTCGTACATTACAGCGGACTGAACATGGATGGTTACAAGACTCTGGAGGAAGGCGCAGCCGTTTCTTTCGATATCGTAGATGGTGAAAAGGGTCCCCAGGCTGTTAACGTAACCAAACTTTAATTTTATAAAACTACAGCGTACAAAATGCCGCAGACATTATTTGCCTGCGGCATTTTTATATTCATTAAACTTCCCCGCTGCATATCTTCAGTACGTCTTCCCACTTCATACTGCCTCCGAACAGGTCCAGTGCACTTCCGATGGTCACATTCATCCGGTTTCGTCCCAATTCCTTCAGAAGGAGCAGATCTTCCATGGAATGGACGCCACCCGCATATGTGACGGGATTCCCGGTGTAACCTCCGAGGTCCTTTACCAGATCCTGTTCGATCCCCCGGGCCTTCCCTTCCACATCCACCGCATGGATCAGAAATTCCCCGCAATATGCTGACAGCTTTTCCAGCAGCGACTCATTCACGATCTCTTCCGTCAGCTTCTGCCAGCGATCCGTCACCACGAGATACTTTTCTCCCACACGTTTACAACTGACATCCAGCACCAGCCGTTCTCTGCCTACCACGTATACCAGTCGCTCCAGTCTGTCATAATCGATCCTGCCCTCTCTGAATACATAGGAAGTCACGATCACATGAGAAGCTCCGGCATTCAGATAATCTCCGGCATTTTCCGGAGTGATACCGCCTCCCACCTGCAATCCTCCCGGATACGCCTGTAAAGCTGCCAATGCCTGTTTTTGGGTCTCCTCATAGTAGGGACTGTCATAGGAATTTAACAGAATAATATGACCACCTTTTAACTTATTTTTTTGATAAAGTGCTGCGTAAAAGGCTGCATCCTGCTCCGACACAAAATTTTCCTGTGCCTGATCGCCGCTGTCTTTCAGACTTCCGCCGACGATCTGTTTTACTTTTCCATTATGAATATCAATACAGGGCCGAAATTCCATTTATTTCCTCATTTCTGCAGACACCTCTGCATCTGTCTGTTTTGGAATCCATACGTATATTTTTTCCAAATCCTCACATACTACCCTTAAACCGGTCATTTCTGTCCGGATAGAACATTCCCGCAATGGGACATTTTGAAATGGAGGACATTATGAAAAATAGCGCAAAATCCAAGTTAAGTAAAAAGTTACTGGTGTTTGGAATCCTTACTGTTTACCTGTGCATGGCAACAGCCTGCGGTACGAACAAAGGAAACGGCAACGGAAATGGCAGCAGCATGGCTGCCACTCCGGAGAGTACGGTTACGCCGCCCGCGGAGAAAGGCACCTCTGCCACAGACAACATGGGTGATACCAATGGCAACGGTAATACGGTATCCGAGAATGATTCCATGCTGGATAACGCCGGCAATGCGGTAGATGATGCCGGTGATACGGTAGGCAATATCGTGGATGATGCTGCAAACGGTATATCCGATATCACGAACGATCTGGTAGGCAATGATAACGCTACCACCGGAACCGATCAGCGATAACTCAGACTTCTTCCATGATCGTACCTTCCCGGTAAGCTTCCAGGAGTTCTTCCAGATAGAAGATATTCTCCTGGATCTCCTTGCCGGTATCGGTATCCGCCACCATTTTTCTCCGGGAAAAATTCTCCACTACAATGGAATCCGAGAAAATATCTGACTCCTTTAAAATAGCCGCTTCTGTAGATTCAAAAGGTTCATGGGCCACCAGACGCATTCCCCGGGAATTGCATACCAGGGTATATCCGGCGATTCCCGTCTTTTTCTGATAGGCCTTGGAAAATCCCCCATCAATGATCAACAGCTTTCCTCCGCATTTGATGGGAGACTCTCCGTGAATCTGCTCTACGGGAACATGACCGTTCACGATGTGTGCATCCGCCTTGTCCAGGCCGAACTCTTCCAGAATACTGCCTATGACTTCCTCATTCTCCAACAGCTTATAATAACTGTTTTTTTCTTCTATGTGTGTTTCCTTATCCTCCAGAAAATAACGTTCGAAAGTAGCCATTTTGGCCTTGCCGAATACCGGGGAGCCGGGGCCTGCCCAAATATACCAGATCATATCCTGTCCTAACGCACGTTCCTTAGCATCCTTGGCGTAATAACCTCTTCTGGCATAGTATTCCAAAATATCATACAGCGCTTTCCCGGAATATTCTTTTCCGCAGATTTCCACCTGTTTGAAGCTTCCGTCCGGATTCAGAGGCACGCAACCGTGATATAACAGGTTTCCATTGTAGATCTTATACATTCCGCCTTTGGAATAGAGGAATTTTACATGTCTCTGTAATTTTTCACAGCGCATGAACACCTGCTGCAAACGCAACATGACCTTGCTCTCTTCCTCGGTGAGTTCATAGGGGTGTTCCGGATCCAACGTAGGAAAATCCACATCCTTCATAGGATAGGTTTTTCCATCCACGCAGACCGTCTTTTTCTGAAAATCTATTTTATCCAGCAGCATCCGACTCTCCATGTGGAATTCCGGGTGCCGCATGATCAGCTGTCCCTCCAGTTTGAACTGTAGAATGGCAATGGCTTTATGCATTTTCGTATCCAGTCCCAGATCTTTGGTGTTATAATCTGTATTAAATTTTATGGCAAATGCATCACAGTCAGTATTTTCATAGGTTTCCAGTGCAAAGGTGGCCAGTGGAAGCAGGTTAATGCCGTAGCCATCCTCCAGGGTTGCCAGGTTGCCATATCTGGCAGACATCCGTATCACATTGGCGATACAGGCCAGGCTTCCGGCCGCTGCACCCATCCACACCATGTCATGGTTCCCCCACTGTACGTCTACCGAATGGTACTGGCATAGTGTATCCATAATAATATGAGGTCCTGGGCCTCTGTCGTAAATATCTCCCACGATATGCAGATGATCAATGACCAGGCGCTGGATCAGATGGCTTAACGCGATGATAAATTGCGGTGCCCTGCCGATCCGGATGATAGTATGGATGATCTCATTATAGTATGCTTCTTTATCCTGAATTTCTTCCTTTTCCGTAATCAGTTCTTCGATGACATAGGCGAAATCCTTCGGCAATGCTTTTCTGACCTTGGATCTTGTATATTTTGAAGAGACACGCTTAATGACCTGTACCAACCGGTGCAGGGATATTTTGTACCAGTCTTCCAGATTGTCCTCTTCTCTCTCAACGATCTCCAGCTTGCTCTCCGGATAATAAATGAGAGTGGCCAGACTTTTTTTATCCTTACTGCTAATGGTGTTGCCGAATTCCTCGTCGA